AGCATCTTGGACATGACTTTTTGGCGGCTGGAATTAGGGAAACTAGGGGTGTTCCACGTTCGTTCCGCGAATTTGTTGGAATGGATAATGATTCGTCACGAGATGTTGGACTGCAGCTAGAAAGCAAAGAAGTTCACATCAATGATTTTGGTGGTGATGTACTCCAGTGGATTCTCTGGCTCCTTGCCATGATGTGTGGCTACAATTTGGTTTGGTATGTTTACAATTATATGGTTTATCTTTGGTATTTTCTTTATGATTTGTATGAGAGCATCACTTTGTTTTGTCGTATCGTTAGGAGGACTGGTGGTTTTATCAGGACTATTCGATATTACCGTGATAGCTCTCGTTTGCGGAGTTGGGTTGAATACAACAAGAAGGCCATTGGCGCGATTGTGGTAGGTTCAATGACCGTTGTTGGCGCTGTGAAGGCTTGCAGTTACCTTGTTAAGCCTAACAAGCGTGAACTCCAATCTGGACCGCACATTTCCATAGTGCCAGCGCCACATCCTGTAGACAAACTCCCCAAATACGCTGCCCCCAGCATGACTCCAGGACTTAGGCTTAGCAAGGAGATGAATTCTGTCACGAAGGACGTGTTGGTCAGTGCCTTTTCTTGTAACAAGACGTTCATAGCGAAACTCATTTTCCGTGACAAGGCTGCGTCAATTTGCAATGAGACTCACGGTACCATCATTTCTTACCAGAAGAACATACCACCTAGGATTTTCTTCAATAAACACGCTCTTAGGAAGTATGAAAAGAAATCGCCTGATGAGTGGTGTGTTGAAATATGTGGAGTCAAGGCACAGTCTGAAGAGCCCATTTGTTGGGATGGCAACTACTTTTTGTCACGGCTGGTTCGTATGGTCGATGGAGATGACAGGGATTTAGTCATGCTCGATTTGAAGGCTCCACGTGGCTGTGATTACGCCATTAGGCAGTTTCCTAGGAATGATCAGTATTTGTTGACCCGGGATAATTTCTTCGATAAACGTAAGGAGTTAACCAACATTTTGAAGGATGTTAATGTTACCTTTGTTTCACTTGATGAGGACAAATTCAGGATCAATAGGGGTGGTTTTGTCACCGCGACCAATCTTGGCCTGGTGATAAAGGACCAGAACGGACCTTATGATTTTGGACCCAATTTGTGGGTTGAAATCGATGAGCTCACTGCTGCCGGGATATGCGGAAATCCTTACTTTTTGCAGAGGATTAACAAACCTCAACAAGAAGGTATAGTTGAGTGCGCTTTTTTGGGCATCCATGGAGCTGGGGGCACTGATGATAAGAAAATCAAGCTTGTGGTTCCGATTTGGGCTGAAGATGCTTCGATTCCTTCCCCTACTTTGGTGGATACAGAGCAACCTCCTGCCATTCCCCCCAAATTTGTGTTGTCTTCTGGTCCTACTCAGCACGACAGGTACGATCGTAGAGGTCAATTTTCACATTACGAGGAACTCGTTTGTCAATATCCAGTTCAGCCGGAGTGCATTATGCACCTTCCTAAGATAGAGACTAAAAACGGTGAGATTGATCAACATCGTTGGTCGAAGTTTGTTGAGGAAAGGGCAGAGATCACTGCTGGTACTATGTTTAGGCCTATTGGACGTTTTAATATGTCCACTGCCGAATGGCTTGGTAAAACATTAGGTAAAGCTTGTCCCGACATTAATGACCTTTCTGCCCACTTGTACGGTACTTGCAAGGTCATAGACATTGAAGGGAGAACTTACACCGTGGCTTTGGGTAACTTCAAATCTGATTGGCATCAAACTCCTTTGTATTGCGATGTTAACGGGGTGCAACTTGAGACCACTTCTGAAATCATTTCCACCAACAAATTACCACCCAATCAACACATTGGCGTTGTTAAGGGCACTGAATGTTTGCATGGTGAGGTTGAGTATAAGAAGTTGAATGAAGCTATGCTTTCTCGTTATGATATTGCAATGGTTTTGTCTGACATTGCTTCCCAGCCTGCCTATGATGATTCTATCGCAAGGGACATGCTTGAAGCTGCCGACCATTATCTGGATAGCGTCCTACCCTATGTCAACTTTCAGGAACATCTTGTAAAGTTCCCAATCGATGAGGGAATCCCAATCAATGGCTATGTTGACGAAGACACTGGAACTAGGCTCAAGTCACTGGATGCATTGGCATGGACTACTAGTCCTGGACCACCTTTCACATACATGAACCAACAATCAGGCAAGACTGAGTGGTTTATTGATGTGGCTCACCATCCTGATGGGAGGATTGATAGAGCTATGGGAGATGTTTTGTCCCGTTTTGTCGAGGAATGCCGTGCTAGGTTGCTCAAAGGCCACCGGGTCGTCCATCAGATTTTTTGGAAGGACGAGTGCTCGAACCCCATTTCTGAGGGTTTTAGGAAACCTAAGCGTCCCATATGTGTAGGCCCTTTGTATTTCAACCTTTTGATGAGAGAGTACTTATTGTCACTCAACAGGACGATGGCGGCCTTTCCGTTTGCTTTCCAGCAGGCAGTGGGTTTTGATTCATCATCCCAGCAGTGGGCTCAGGTCTATGATTACGTCTTTGGTACTGACCGTGATAACTTGGTGTTTGATGGTGATTACCGCAAGTTTGATAGGGGTCTCATACAGGAGGTAACTGATGCAGTTCGTTATTTTATACTGATATTGTGCATTAAGAGCAAGAATTATGACAAGCAGGACTTGGTCATGGTTAACAGTTTGCTTAAATGTGCCACTTCACCAGTTGTCAATGTCTTCGGGACGATTTACGGATTCCGGAGCGTTAATACATCTGGGAACCCTTTGACAACTCAGATCAATTGTATTGCCAACAATATCTTGATTTGGTATGTTCTAAAGAAGAAGTACAGTAGTCTCAGTTATAGCGATGTTCATTTGCTCTACAAAAATCATGTTAGGGCCATGACTTATGGTGATGATAATATAATTGGATGCGTGCATCATTCGGAGTACGGACAGGTGATTTCTTGTGTGGACATGCAAAAATACCTTGAAGGTATCATCGGTTACACCGATGCCGCCAAGAGCTCGGTTGTTAAACCTTATTCTCCACATAATGAGGTTACTTTACTTGGTAGGTATTTTATCGAAGAGGATGGTGTAGTCCTTGACAAGTTCGAGCTGAAGAGGTTGTGGCGCATGCTTTTAACCTATAGGAGGCGCAAAGGCGTTACTATCCAGGCTACTCTTAGAGACATTTATGATAGTGCCCTTTATGAGCTTGCTAGGTATGACGAAGCCCTTTTCAACGAAGTTAGGGACCTGCTGATTGTCGGTCTGACTAACCTTGAAATGGGACTTAGAGGTCATTTGTACACCAGAGATCAGATAATCCGCGCGTACTTTTGGAACAATCATGGGCAGGAATTAAACTATAGTTTTTATCGTGACAGGCTTATGATCCATAACGCGCGTGGTTTTATGGCAGACCCGCGGTACATAGAATGTTGCCGTTCCAAAGAGCGCTTCCAATTGCAGAGTGGTGAGTGCCAGCCCATGCTTGCACTTCCATTTAACCATACGGCAGATGACCTCCGTTGTTTGCGGCTCCAGGAGCTGTCCAAGGTGCCTTTCAATTCAGTCTGTGATCGATCGGCTTGGTGGTTTGAAGAATGTACCACGATACTCATTCTTCTCAAGCTTATGGTGACCTTCATCCTGTTTGTGGCCCTCAAAGCACAATTTAGTATTGTCATGCATTATTGTTGCAGGCACCGTCCTTACTTAATCCCAGGTCATTTTTGGGGCTTTGTTTTGGGTTGGCTGTGGACTATGACTAATCATACCAACTTTGTTGGCGCTCACAGCGAGTGAAAAAAAAAAAAAAAAAAGAAATTTTAAGGTCGGAGAGCACCCTTGCAGATGTCAATTCCTGTTAAATTGCTCCACGCTAGACTGCTAACGGTTTGCCGAATCCGTCGAAGATCTTTCTAGCGCTGCTTGATTATATAATTTATATTATATGATTATTTATGTTTGGCTCATTCGTTTCTGGAGTTCATATATATATTGGTGTGGCGACTATGGCTGCTTGGTTAAAGAAACCCGATTGTGAGTATAGGCATAACCACAATTGTAAAATGTCTGCGAATAACAACAATGATACACATGGTCTTTTGACCGAATTTATTGACGGATCCCATGGTACGACTTCGGAATCTTTCAATCCACCTGTTGATGATACGTTTTCGGATGGATACACTCCAGGTTTGGACTTACAGGAGTGGTTTTCACGCCCTCTGAAAATCAAGGAGTATACGTGGCAAGTTGGCGACTCATTTTTTGAGGGTTTTAACCCTTGGTATGATTATTTCAGCAGCACGGCTATTCTTAACAAACTTAGAGGGTATAGTAGGCTGCAAGCCACACTCCATCTCAAATTGGTAATCAACGCTCCACCTTACTATTACTCTGCTGGTGTTATGAGCTACCTCCCACTGTCAGGTATAGAACGTAGTGTTCCCGTGGTAGGCAATTACACTGATGCTGGTCCCAATTATAGGTTCAGTGGCGGTACCGTCGACCCAACGTTCTGTCCTGATAATCCCACGTCTGGTGTTTGGTCAGGGGGAACTTCGTCTAGTAGTCTTATGGTTAGGACCTCCAGACCTAATGCTTGGTTTTATCCGCAGTCGTCTAAGGGTTGTGAAATGGTTTTACCGTTCTGCTATCATAAGAACTGGATTAACTTGGGTAGTGTTCGCGCTGGTCCTGTGCCTCCTGAGCCTGGTGATCCGTTGGAAGAGTTGTTAGATATGGGTGTCATTACACTCTGGTCCCCTGTGCCTCTTAGGTCCACAACTACTTCTTCCACAACACCTGTGACAGTCACTGTGTATGCTTGGTGTGATATGCACAAAGTGGCTGGGCCTTCCTTTGTTACACAGTCTGGTGATGAGTATTCTGACAAACCTGTTTCCACAGCTATGTCGGCTGTGTCACGGGCTGCTCAGATATTATCTTACATTCCTGCTATCAGACCTTATGCAATGGCCACTTCAATGGCAGCTTCATCTGTCGGGTCTGCGGCTAGATGGTTTGGTTTTTCAAACCCGCCTGTAATCGATAATGTCTGTAGTGAACAGATCAATTACATGCCTCACTTTGCATCACCTGAGATCTCTACTCAACAGGATAAGTTGTCTTTAGATCCAAAGAATGAGGTTACAGTGGATTCTCGCACTGTTGGATTGGACGGAGTGGATCATATGGCTATCAGACATATCATAGGTAGAGATGTCAGTTATGCAATGGCCAATTGGGATTCTTCTATGAGTCCTACTAGTGTCCTGTTTATGCAGCACGTAACACCTATGATCAGTGAAATCAAATGGCATGTTGGGTCTGTTACTGGTGCCCCTGTAGCATCAATCCAACCTTCACCTTCAGCACACGTTGGTGCTGCTTTTGGTTTTTGGACAGGACGCATTAAGTATACTTTCACAGCGATAGCGTCTCAGTTCCATCGTGGCAGGTTGATGATCAATTATGATCCTGATGGTTTCAAGGGTTGGTATACTAGTTCTGCTTTTGAACAACCATACACCATTAGTAAGGTTTGGGATTTGGCTGAAACCCCTAGTTTCTCTTTTGAGGTTCCTTGGATGTCTAGTAGGTCTTATTTGAAGAATGACGTTTCCACTTATGAGAAGCTTTATTCACCATTGTATGATGGTTCTTCTGTTCATTTTTCACAGAATTATCTCATCAATCCTATTTTACCATACAATGCTTCTGGTGCTCCTGGCTCCACCTACTGTGATTTCAATGATAGTGCATTTAATGGAACAATTATCGTATCAGTGCTTAACACTTTGACCAATGGCACTAGTGATTCCAGTCCTGTAAAGTTGATTGTCTCGATTGACTGTTCAGAAGTCGAATTTGCCAGTCCTATGGATTTTGATACTCCTCTTTCTTATTTTAAATTAGAATCAGGTGCGGACGAAATTGCTCAGGTTACTGATGAAGGACATGTTGATACTGAAGCTCCTCCTTATGTTTGGGGTGGCACAACTCATGACATTTACTATGGTGAGATAGTTAGATCTATCAGGCAGCTTTTACATAGAACTGTCTTCTATGGTACTTCTCCATTTGCGCCGGTCGCTCAAACCCCAAAACTTAACACCGCTAACTACATACCAGAGGTCAAGTGGTGGGAAACCGGAACTTCCACGACTGAAACTAGGCTTGGAAGTGATGCTTATCTTTTCGAATACTGTGCATCCCAGACTTTGCCAAATCTTCCTTACATGTCGGGGGCTTTGCCTTCAAATTTCCAACATGTTAGGGCCAACAGCAAGTACATTGATACCGGAGCTTGGCATGAGGCAGGTGCTGCCAGTGGCACACCCTACCTTGGTTATAGACCTACCCATCCTACACCAACTTCATATTTTTCAAATTGTTATGTTGGTTGGAGGGGTTCAACTTGCTACATCGCCCATTTCACATCGCATGTTGCTGATTATGGATCTGGCCAGGTGGTTGCTGCGAATTTTGCTAGGTCAGACCTTTTGCCTGACAATATGGTCACTGGTACTAGTATTTGGGAACCCATCATGACTAGTTTTGCTTCTTTTGGCACATACAATTTAACAGATCCAGAGGAGCGTGCTGAGGCCAGGCGCAATTCTAGGTCAGTCAATGTACCCAACAAGCTTCAAGCTGGACAAGCAGGTATGGCCGTCACTAATCCAGACAAAGTCGATGTTCTCAATTCAATCACTCCATATTATTGCAATTTCAGGATGTTGCCTGCCAATTTTATGGCCAATCTTGTCATGTCACAGGACCCTGGTGAGGCTGGATTTTTCTCCAATGAGGCGTTTGGTAGATCTAGTATCATTGAGCAACCCACTATTTCAGCCAAAGTGGAGCCCGTTCGGTCAGGACCCGTCAATTATCGAAATATCAAGAATGGTGCTTTGACTAGTAGTTGGGCTGGTGACTTTGATGCTGTGGGCGTGCCAGATATACATCTTTATCACAAAGCTGGAGTCGATTTCACTTGTTTTTGGTATTTGAATCCTCCAACTGTTTATGTGTACAATTATGGGTACGCACAGCATTTTGCTACATGATATACATATGTATTTTGTATATTTG